GGTGCGCGTGTCGGCTGGGGTCTTGCCGTCGCGGGCGAGCCCGCCGACATACACAATGTGCCGGCTCGTACCGTTGTAGCCTTTTGCCCCATTGGTGACCTCCCAGCCGTCCACATACGCATCCTCGTTGTTTGGTACCAGGCGTTCGACCGTGCCGTCAAGATGCACAATGTCCGTATAGCCGACTTGTTTCCATCCCCGGCCTATGGGCGGGGCGCTGCAGTGCCAGTGGCGGATGTCGGCGGCTGTCACCTCCCGGCCCGCGACGGTGGCGGTGCAGTGGATCACAAGTCGTGCTATACGGTTTTTGTTCATGGTGTCTCGGGTGTTGTTTTAGTCCAGGTCTTTTCTGTCGATCTCAAGCAGGGCTTTGTTCTTGAGTGTGGTAGCGTGTGCGCTTGCATCCGCCTCGCTGCCGAAGCCGAGGCCGTCGGCAGTGAACCAGAGGCGGTCCACGTCTCTGGTGGCGAAGACCTTCTTGGCCGACTCGTACATCTCTTTCGAGATGTTCTCTGTAACTTCCTCTATGTCAAGAAGCCCTTCGCCTCCAGCTGCTGGCGTTTCGCTTCCCTGATCCAGGCCGGGATCCTCGTGTCCTTCAGCGTCTGTTCCGCCCTCCTGGCCACCTTTTTCTTCAGTTTCGCCAGGTCGCGTTGCAGTTTCCTGCGCTGTTGCCGGGTTGGCGTCTGTTTCGGTTTCCTTTTTAGTCTTGTCCATACACACATCTCCTATGCCGGTTATGCGGTTGCTGAATAGATGGCTGCGATGCCCTTCGAGCGGAACGGCATGGCCACGAATCGCATCTGGAAGCCCAACAGCCAGCCCCGGTAGTCGGCCCAGCGTTTTTCGGGCTCGCCCTCGATGTCGCCCATGGCGCGCATCACTTCGCTGTTGAGGAAGGCCACGCTCGACGGCTGCCCCGTTAGGGTGCCATAGGCGTTCTTTGCACCTGCGGTGGTGTAGGTAGGGTTTCCGTTGAAGGTGTATACCTTGAAGCCTGCCACCTGCCCCGTCTCCATGATGCGGTTGTAGCGGTTCACGTCTTCGGCAAGCAGGTCTTCCTCATGCTCTGTGCTGAGCAGCAGCACGCGGCCCTGCATGGGGTAGTTGGCCTTGTTGAAGGCGGTGCGCAGCTTGAGGAGGTCTTTGTAGGTTAATGCCTTGTTGCCGTCACCGCGGTTGGCTCCGGTGGTGGCCAGCACTGGCGTGGCCGTCGTGTTCGATGCCGGGGCGATGTTGTAGGCCGCGCTCAGGCAAGCTTTCGTGTAGAGGGCATTGGCATGTTGTCTGACCACCGATTCGCATTTGTCGTAGGCGGTCTCCAATTCCTCCACGTTGGTCACGTGGGTCGGCTCCGTGTCGTAGGTCGCCAGCGGGATTTGGATGCCGCTGTCCGTGCGTTGGGTCGGTGTAAGCGGCCAGGTGGTGTTGTCCTTGATCACATTCGGGTCGGCGCCGATTTGCGAAAGGTTGATGGTGTTGAACTCCACCATGTGATCCATCGAGGTGAGTTCATTAAGCCACGAGCCGTCTGGATAGAACAGCGCGAGGATGATTGCTGCAAAAATTTGTTTAAGCATTGCTGTGATGTTTTTGAAAGGTTAGTTTTTCTTGTTCAGGGTCTGCTGGAGCGTCTTGAAGCGGTCGGGGTCTTCGGTCTTCATCTTGCGGAGACCATCCGGGTCGTTCTTCATCCAGTCGAGGTAGTTCCAGCCTGCGCGGTCGTCGTGGCCGACGCCGATGTTGGTGGCCTGGAGAGGCTTCCTTTCGGCCAATGCGGCCAGTGCGGCCTTGGCGCCCACGTGGTCGTTTTCGAAGAGTTTCTCGAATTGCGGGCGGGCCGTTGCATCGATGCGGCCGGTCTTCACCGCGTCGTCGAGCAAACGCTTCGCTTCTTCTTTTTTGGCGGTGGCATCGACTTTTTCGAAGCCGTCCACCTTTGCCTTCAGCATGGCGATTTCGTCATCCTTCTTTTTGATGGCGTCCACCTTTGCCTTCAGCATGGCGATTTCGTCATCCTTCTTTTTGATGGCGTCCACGCAGGCCTGCGGGCTGGCGTTCTCGTCCAAGCCCAGTTTCAGTGCGATTTCTTTTGACATGTTGTTGTTGATTTTTGGCCCTATTGCCGAATGCGGCAAGTCGGACAGGTTAATAATGTGGCTCTCTTCGTTGTACATCACCACGGTTGCGTTGGCATTTGCCGGTATGTCGCAGATCGAGACCTCCAGTAGGCGGCAGCGCGTCACCGTGGCCACCTTCTGGCCCGGCTTCAGCGTCTCGGGGGCATCGCTCCATTCGATTGGAGTGAAGCCAATCGAACAGGCGTTCAGGATGCCCGCCTCGAATTTATTCTTGATCTTCACGGCGAACTCGTCCGTTTCGTCAAACACAGGCTCGCCGGTCAGCACACCGTTCTCCACGCGCAGGTCTTTCCAATAACCAATCGGCAGCTGTGCATCGGCGGTGCCGTGCCAGTCGCGGTTGTGGTTCCACAGCATCACGGGGTTCTTCAGGAAGGCCGTCAGGTCGATGCCGTCGGTCTTTACATAGAAGCCGTAGCTGTTGATGCTTTCGTCGCTGATAACAATCCGTTTCATCGTCTTTTTCCGTTTTTGACGGTGCAAAAGTGCCGCCTTTCACACACCCCTGCAAAAAGAGTGTAAAGTCTTTACGTTCTTTTTTGGCAGCCAGTCACTTATACTGATTTTTGCAGCGCAAAAATCACTTTATCACCATGAGCAACAGAAAAGACATGGCCGCAAAGAAGGCCCAATCCTACCGGCTTTTCATGGCGGGCTATACCCAGAAGGAAATCGCCGACCAATACGGCATCACGGAGGCGACCGTCTCGCGGTGGGTCAACGCCGAAGGCTGGAAAGACCGCCTCGCCGAGGAAAAAACCTCAAGCGTCGAACTTGCCAATTCACTGATGTTGTCAGCGAAGAAAATCACCGAGGCCATCATAGCCGAGATCGGCAAACCGAACTACAACATCGACGCTGTCACCAAACTGTCGGACAATGTGGTCAAGATCATGGCCAGTGCCGAGCGTGTGGCCAACACCGTCAACCGCGCCACCGTCATCGATGTGTTCACCTCGTTCGACCGTTGGCTCCTTGAGCGATCCAAGACCGACAAGATCATCACGCCCGACTTGCTCGCCGTCATCAACCGGCTGCACCAGGAGTACATCAACCACATCAACAGCCGCAACTGACCATGGCAAACGCATCGCGCCGCAAGCAGCAGGAAGCCGAATGGCAGGCACTGTGCGCTCGCATCCAGGCTGCCACATCCTCCTTGGCCAACACCTCAACCCTCGACAGGGAAAAGCGCATCGCCAAAACGAGGAAGGACTATGCCGCGTTTGTCGAGACCTATTTTCCTCACCTTGCCACCAAGCCTACTGCCAAATTCCAAAAGGAAGCCGCCAACTATGTCCTGAATAATGACCGCGCCCGTGCCGTGTTCGAGTGGGCGCGTGGCCATGCCAAATCCACCCACATCTCGTTGATTGAACCTATGTGGATCCTGGCACAGAAGGATCACACGCCGCTGACAATGGTTCTGGTCTCCAAGTCGCAGGACGCGGCCAAGCAGCTGCTCGGCGACCTTCAGGCGGAACTGGAGTCGAACGAACTCTACAAGGCCGACTTTGGCATAGGCAAGGGCGAAGGCATCTGGAGCGACGGGCGCTTCACCACCTCCGACGGCTCCATGTTCATTGCTCTGGGTCGCGGCCAGTCGCCCCGTGGCATCAAGAAATCGGGCCGCCGTGTCAACTACATCGTCATCGACGACATCGACGACGACGAACTGGTGCTCAATCCCGCCCGCGTGAAGAAGGTCACCGACTGGTGCCTCTCAGCACTCTACGGAACGATGGACGCGGGCCGAGGCCGTTTCGTTCTGGTGGGCAACCGCATCGGCAAGAACTCCGTGCTCGGCAACATCGCCAAGCGTCCCGGTTTCCACCACACCGTTGTCAACATGCTTGACAAGAACGGTAACCCGACATGGAAGGAAAACTTCACGAAAAAGGAGGTTGCCGAAATCCGTGCCGAAATAGGCGACCGCCTTTTCCAAAAGGAGTACATGAACAACCCCATCGAGGAGGGGACCATCTTCGAGAAAAAGGACATCCGCTACGGCAAGATGCTCCCCCTGCGCGAGTATCGCGCCCTCGTCGCCTACACCGACCCGTCGTGGAAGTCGTCAACAAAGAACGACTACAAGGGCACCGTCCTGGTCGGACTCACCAAGACAGGCAAATACCATGTGCTGCGTGCCTTCGGCGACCAGACGAAAGTGTCGGTCATGGTCGGCTGGCATTACGAGATCCGCGACTTCGTGGGCGATACACCTATTAAATACTATATGGAGGCCAATTTCATGCAGGACATGCTGCTTGACGAGTTCCGGCGTGTCGGCGAGGAGGTTGGCGTCCAGATACCAATAACGGGCGACAATCGTAACAAGCCTGACAAGTTCGGGCGCATCGAGGCCATGCAGCCCCTGTTCCAGCGCGGCGACGTGATCTTCAACGAGGATTACGAGGGCGACCAGGGCTTCGAGGTGCTTGAAAACCAGTTGTTGGGCTTCGAGAAAGGCTCCAAGGTGCATGACGACCTGCCCGATGCGCTTGAGTCAGCCATTTACAAATTAAGCAACAGGATACGAACCAGCGACAGCCGCTATGTCGTCGGCAAGCGAACCTCGTGGCGGTACTGACTCTAAACCCTAAACCATAAACTCTAAACTGAAATGTTCATCACCGTAGAAGAAATGCGAACAGTCATCTATGAGCACGTCATGGATGACATCTCGGCCAACGACGACGCCACCGTGCTGCAGTGTATCGAGGCCGCCGTCAGCGAAATGAAATCCTACTTGGCCAGCCGATACAACGTGGCTACCATCTTCGCCGCCACCGGTGCCGACCGCGACCCGCTGATTCTTGAGGACACCAAGGTCATCGCCGTCTGGAACCTCATCCGGCTCTCCAACTCCGAACTCATCTACGAGCAGTGGCGCGAACGCTACGACCGAGTCATCGACTTCATGAAGCAGGTAGCCGCCGGAAGCGTCACGCCAACACTGCCCATCGCCACCGACGGGCAAGGCAACCCAATCATCAAGTCACGCTTCGGAAGCAACCCAAAGTTCCAACATAATTACTAATCATCATGGCCATTTTCGACATATTTAGGAATAAACAGGCCCAGGAAATCACACTGAGCCACAAGGACAAGAAAGCCGTCCTACGCGTCATCCGCCGTCAGGAACCCATCGCCCGGCGCGACATCGCCAACTGGCGCACCGCACGCCTCGAGGCCACGCGCGCAGACAAGCCCAAGCAGCACCTCCTCCAGGTGCTGTACGGCGAAGTCATGCTCGACGCCAAGATGACCGCCCAAATCGGCCTCCGCGTCAGCAAGTCTCAGGCCGCCGACTGGAGCCTCAAGAAAGACGAAGCCGTCGACATTGACGCGGTGAACATCCTAAAAGACACCGGCCTCTTCGACAAGCTTGTCAAGTTCATCGTCGAGTCGCAGTTCTACGGTCAGAGCCTCGTCCAGTTCGCCTTCGACAAGGCGGGCAACCCCGACCTCCTTCTGGTGCCACGCACCAACGTGTCGCCCGCCACGGGCACGTTCTACCCCGACGCCACCGGCAACACGGGCGAAGCCTATCGCGAGCGCCCCGACTTCGGCAAGTGGATCCTCGAGTTCTGCCCAGACAACTCCGACCTCGGCCTCATCAACAAAGCCACGCCTTATGTCCTGATGAAGAAGTTCGCCCTCAGCTGCTGGAGCGAACTTTGCGAAATCTACGGCATACCGCCCCGTGTGCTCAAGACCGACACCCAGGACCAGCAGATGCTTGACCGCGCCGAGGCCATGATGCAGGAGATAGGCTCAGCGGCGTACTTCATCATCGACACTTCTGAACAGTTCGAGTTCGCCCAGGCAAGCTCGACCAACGGCGACGTCTACAAGAACTTCATCGCCACCTGCGACGAGCAGATCTCCCTCCTCAACCTCGGCGCCGTCCTTGGACAGGACACCATCAACGGAAACCGCTCAAAAGAGGAAGCCTCTGCCGAACTCATGGAAGCCATCGTCGAGGCCGACAAACGCAAGATCGCCTACTACATCAACAAGGTAGCCATTCCTGCCATGGAGAGCCTTGGCATCATTCCGACCGGCCTCAGATTCGAGTTTGCCAAAGCCACAGACACGGAGAAACTTTGGAAAATGGTGTTCCAAGCCTCGGCCTACTACGACTTCGACGTGGAATGGCTGAAACAAACCTTCGGCATGGAGATCACTGGGCCGCGCATGAACCCGTCAGCCGACAATGCGCTGAAGACCGGGGACTTCAATTTTTTCGCCTGACGCCCTTCTATGAAGGGCTGCACCGCGCAATCCGCGACCTCAACGACTACACCGACGACATTACCCTTTCAAACGACGATAAAAGGCGTTTTAATGGGGTTTCAAAAGCCTTTGAAAAGTGCGCCGAATGGCTTCACAACAAGAAGGCCTTCACCCCGGACATGTTATCCGAGCCCGAACCCCTCACGCTGATCACGGCCACCCATGACGCTTTGGCCGAGGAACTTGGTCGTCTTGAGCGCAGCATCCCCGACGAAATGGCCCGTGCCCTGGACGAGAACATCTTCCTCTTTTCCGGCTTCAAGACCTACCATGAAATGAACGATGCGTCCCGGTTGCTGAAGGACGAGGACGGCGGCTTCAAGTCATTCGACCGCTTCCTTCAGGATGTTCAGGCCATTGATGTTCGCCACGGCAAGCACCCAAATGGCCGCGAAATGGGCCGATATAGAGCGAGACGGAGACGAATACGATCTGCAATACAGAACCGCCCTCGACGGCCTCGTAAGGCCGGAACACGCCGCCCTTGAAGGCATAACCCTCCCGCCCTCCGACAAGTTCTGGAACGAGTATTACCCGCCCAACGGCTGGAACTGCCGGTGCACCGCCGTGCAGGTGCTGAAGGACAAGTACCCCACCAGCGATTCAGACCAGGCCTGCGCCGCCGGCGAACGCGCCACCACACAGATAGGGAAGAACGGCCAGAACAAGGCCGAAATGTTCCGCTTCAATCCGGGCAAGGCTGGCAAGGTGTTCCCGCCCAAGCACCCGTATTTCAAGGCACCTGCTGGCGCAAAGAAAGCCGTCGGCAAGGCTGCGACCACAGCTGCAAGCACACCTAACAATCCGTATCAGTTGAAGGCAAAAACAGTGGCCGAAGCCGAAAAGGAGATTGCACAAAACCTCGGCGTAACGTGTAACTTCAAAGGTTTCACGAAAAACGACCTCCAGCAGATTCAGGATATATATAGCAGCGTTGCCACACATCTCGACAAATATCCAGACCTTAAAAAACACATAAACTTTGTCGGATCAATGCAAGGACGTAAAGCACTGTTCTACGACAAATTCTATCAGGAACTGAAGACCAAGTATCCGACCTTTCCTGATGCAACAATCCAAAGAACGGCGAGAAGTTATGCCAATAGTTACGCATCCATTCCTTCCAACGCCTACGCCTATTCTGCACCAAGCACCAAGTTCGATTTGAATGGTGTTGCCTTTAATGCAAACTACAAAGGTGACAAAGTGAAAAAAACGCTTGACTCTGACTTAAAAGCAAAATGGCACCCTGAAGGTTGCAATACCGTCAAGTCAGTTTTCGACCATGAATTAGGGCACAAGATTGACGAAACTCTCGGCTTACGGTCTGATGCGGAATTCCTAAAGATATTTACAGATGCAGAACAACAAGGCAAAGCCTATATTAAGGACAATCTTTCGGAATACGCTTACATGCAATCAAAAACGACACCTGACTATAATCCAAAAGCCGAATTTATTGCCGAGGCCTGGAGTGAGTACCTCAACAATCCCAACCCACGTCCTATTGCCAAAAGCGTCGGTGATTTGATAGTCAAGAAAACGAAATGGAAAAAATGATGTCAGGCTACCTCATAAACATTGGTGAACTGGCGTTCAGCCTTGGCCTTAAAAACATAGTCGCCTTTTTGCCCGTCTATCTTTTGGCTGTGTTTTTCAGCGTCAAAGATGATTTCAATCGGGATGGTGTCAAAAGCCTTGCATTTGCACCCTTCAATAAAATGGGCACATTGCTCGCACTCAAACGGCACAGGTTTTCTATTGTCTACAAGATGAGGCATTTTGTTTTACAGATAAAGCAACCGCAAAAATACGATTATTTTCTTAATTGCAAGGGTTTTGAATAAAAAAATGAAAAAATGACCGACCTCAAGCGCAAAATCCTCAACGACCTCCGCGTGGAACTCTCCGACGAGTTTGACCGCAATTTCCAACGGAAGGCTTTCTTCGACAAGCCGTGGCCGCCTCGCCGTGTAGGGCTGCAGCACCGCGGCAGCCTCCTCATGCAGACCGGCAAGTTGCGCCGATCGATCCGCTGCCGCGTGGATGCCGACAGTGTGGTTTGGGAAACCTCTGAGCGTTACGCTGCCATTCACAACTACGGCGGCACGATAACAGTCACCGCCAAGATGAAGAAATACTTCTGGTACAAATACAATGCCACAAAGGACGACGCTTGGAAATGGATGGCGCTGATGAAGGTCGGCTCCAGGATCACCATCCCACAGCGCCAGTTCCTGGGCGACCATCCCCAAGTGCGCAAGCGGGCAGAGGCCGTCATTCAGCGCAACCTGCAGCAGGCCGCCCAAGACCTCATCCGCAAACTGAAGCCATAAACAAAGCCCCGACGACCTCTATCGCCGGGGCTTTGCGTTATCAGTACATAGTTTTAAGGCAAAGTCAACCCAAGGCCAAATCTGATGTTGTCGACCGCGAGATTTTGCATAACTTCATTTTCATTTAGGATGCGATTGTATATTCTTATCGAAAACACTTTGCCATTAAACGTACCGCTTCCGTTTTTCCCGATACAATTCATGGTTGTCGGTTCGCTTAGTGTAAGATAAGTACTTGTTTTAGTACTCATATTGACCCCGTTTTCTTTTCTGATACTTTCACTAACCGAAAATGATGCCTTGGTTTGGGTTCTAATGAGATAAGGAGCGGAACCTTTGTTGCATGAATAAAGTATACCACCTGATACTTGATAGAAACATAATCCTGTTCTGATTATAGGGCGGAATATTCGTAAATAACCACTTGATTCAGCTACAACCTCTATCGTTCCTATATTATAATTTGGAGCATTGTTAGAAAACGACGAATTGGTCATATATTCGTCTCCTTCAAATTGATAATTGTCTTTATTAGGTGTCGCCCCTAAATTCTCAAATCGATGTCCTCCGACAACACTATCCCAATAGTCGTTTGGGGTTAAACCTTTTTCTATTCCATCCATGTGCAACACAAGACCGTTTTGCACATAGTCGGTCAAGTCAGTGCCATTTCCTGCGCCTCGCATCATCATAGCCCTCCTTCTCATTAATAGTGTGTTCATGATTTACCCCCCCCCTATGATTGTAAACCACTGAAATACACTTAGTTATAATAATTATATCCATGGTTTGTTTGTTTTGGTTTGTTGTTTTTTAGACTATATCAGGGCCAAGTGTAAAAGTACCCGTCCCACGATTGCCAAATAATTGTTGACTAACTTTGTCGTACATAAATCCGACAGTACCTTTCCTTACTGGGATAAAATCTCTAACAAGGTTCCCTCCCACTGTAATCTTCAAATAGTAAATACGAGCGGTTGCATAATCTATAATTTCTCCTAAATTTGGATAATTCAATGCAAACATGGCGAGTTGGTTATCAGAAACTCTTCCACTGTTTGAAGATGCTGCGCTACCAGCACTTCCGTCGACATATAATCTCTGTGAGTTATTTCCAGAAGTAGTTTTAAGTATATGCAAATCTGTATTTGTTGCACTTGAAAATGAAACATTTGCATAAGCATCACCGACATTGCAATATAATCTGCCGTCAGACCATATACCGAATAATCTGCATCCGTTTCTCGTACTCGACCTTGAACCAAGCAAACATTGAGTTGATGTTGACAAAAACTGAGCCTTTGCATCACATTCCATAACGGAATTACCATTCACGCCAGTCATTATATATTGACTCCCGTCACTTTCGAGATATTCAATCTCTGCATCGTACAACCCTCCACCGCCTGCCGGCATCATCCTCCTTCTTAACGACAACAACTCACTCATGGCCTCGCCTCCCATCCGCTCGGGTTATCCGTTGGGCTCCACACGTTGCCGTTGATGAGGCTGACGTAATGCACGCCCTCAAAGGTCACCTTGTCGCCTGTCATGTAGGCATCCGACGCTCCCGTGGGCTGCACCCACTCTGGCCACTCGTCAATGCTCACCTCAGTGAATAGTGCCGGACTGACATCGGGAGTCCAATCTGCCTGAACCATGTGCGACTGAACGACCTTGTACAGCTTTCCGTCGTACCAATAGCGTTCGCCCACGTTGATCTGCTCGCCTTCCTTGCTTGCCCAGGTAGGGTACAAGGCCGCGACCTGCAGCGCCTCCTCGTCGGTCAGATCCTCCACGCTCGTTGCGAGCATACGCCTGACAGCCTCAACGATGTCGCCCATGTCGGGCTCGGTTTGCGGCTGAGGCGGAACCACGGGCGGGATGTATTCCACCCAACCCGCTGCGGCTATCTGCTCTGGCGTGGGGTTGCTGATCCACACGCCCTCGTCAGTCTGTATCGATCGGCAGTCCGAGAATACCCGCCTTCCATTGATTGTCTTTGTGTACATCATTCTTTTCTCCTTTCTTTTTAAGATTCAACAATGCAGGCAATGCCATCCATGACGCTGACCTCGTATTGCTTGTTCGCGTTGATTGTCGGTGCGCTACCGCCAGCCCAGCCGATAATGGCAGTAGGCCAAGTGATTGTCGGTGCGGTCGCTGGTGTCTCAAAAGTCCAGCAATAGACGTGAGCCTTACCATCGTTGATGGATAACATCAACGGGAAAGTAGTGTCGCCAGACAGCATGCCGTACTTATAGACCTTGTCTGGCTCCATAGTGAACGGCGGGTCCGTGCTTGCGTCAACCGTCGTGATCGACACATCAGCATCAATGTTACTTCGAGCCTGCATCTTCTGTCCTGCCGTAAGGCTCTGAGGCGTGAATTTCACGGCATCGGGATCTGCCCCGGATCCTCCTTGGCCTTGTTCCTTGAATAAATTGATAGCCTTTGTCATGATAGCATCTTGATTAGATATAAAGTTCCAGATACGGCGTCCACAGACACCCTCACATAGCTCCCTTCAGGGAGCATCCCGCAATCGTTCCACATCTGTTCCGATGTGCCAGCTGAAATGGTTGCTTCCGAGCCCGGGATCTCGTTGTAAGATGTCCCGTCCACGGATTGTTCAAGTCTTGCCGTGGTTGCTTCCGAAAGTCCTCTGAATGAGGCCATGAGGGTCATCCTCGGCCCTTCCTTCTGCAAGCCTTCTGACGTGTATCCTCCCGCCAGACTTGCGTTTGTTTCCAAAGTTTTAAGTCTTCCCATGATTTTGTTTGTTTTAAGGTTATAAGTTTTATAATGCCATCTGTGGCGGGGTGACATTGTATGTCGTGCGATAGCGCATGGCATATCCCTCCGTCCCTCCTGGCAGGTCGTTCTGTTTGTTGAAAGAAATTTCGGACAACGGGGTGTATTCCCTCCTGGCAGAATAACCCTGGACCAGGTCGTGGACATCGTCCGTCAGGTCGATGGTTATGTAACTCGCTTCCTTGGCGTCCCTTGGTGCGTGTGCGCTGCTGGAAGTGGTACGGCGGTTGGCAACGGTCAGGACGATGATGGCCGTGTCCTTTTCGTTGCCTCCTTTCAGTTGCTTTGGATCGACTTCCTCGAAGTCGATCAGGATGCAGGGCCAGCCAACAGGAGGTTGCTCCATTTCGAGTTGGCCCCAATCCTT